AGCGATACCTCTTTCCTGTACATTTTAACAGCCATTCAGAGTAAGGCTCTCTACAAGATAGTCTATCGGTTAAATGATGAATAACATCTCCTTCAAAAAATAATGCTACATGATTTAAAGTTGGATGTAAAATGCTCATAAGCAAAACATCTCCATCTTGTAATTTTTCATCAGGTCTAAGTTCTCTAAAATTAGTTCTCCAAGCACAGTCCTCAAACAGAGGTTTGTTATTAAATTCTTCCAATGTTGTGGGTCTTTCCCAATCTCTAAGTTCAATATTTTTTTCTTCTTTATACCAATCTCTTACTAAACTCCAACAATCAGTTATACCCCATACCCATTGACGACCCAATAAAGGTGGTTTATATCCACATGGCTCTAAATATGCCCATTGTTCTGTTTTTGGATTAACAATATACCAAGGTAAATTACTATCTTCACAGCTAATTTTATCTGCCTGACTAGGATTTGGAGGTGTTATGGGGTGACTGTGAACTACACCTACAATCTCACCTGTATTATCTGCTTTTACATAATCTTCGGGGTCGATGATAAAGCATTGATGATCTGTCATTGAAAGATTACGACAAGGAAAATATCGTTCTTTGCCTTTTATGTTTAATAACAAACCACAAGATTCTTTAGGATCTTCACGTTTAGCATGAAGTAGTGCTTTATATTTCCAACTCATTGAACAAACGTACCAATAGAAGGAAAGATCGAGCGAGTAGCTTGACGACCTGGAATACGAACTCCAGCAAGATCCGTTGGTGCAGCAAGTTCAAATTCAACAACTTCTCTAGTCTCTGTTGATTTACGATCTATTGAATATACTTCTTGCGGAAACTCAGCAGTGGGATCAGCAGTTGCGTTTATTCCATCAGCAAAATTAACAGCATCAATAAATTTAGCTAATGTTCTTATTCTTGTTACTGTAGCTCCTGTTAAATCATTACCAGCTGTTGTTTCATTAACAGATAAAAGTATTGATGAAATTAATCCTGTTGCGTTACTAATAGTAATTTTAGGTCGAGGTAACTGTCCTTTTTGAAAAGCAAAACCTGATGCTTGTACAGGAAATCTAAGATAAGCATTACCAGCCCAAACTATTTGACCATTCGCATTTAGATTACTTCCAGCATGAAACCTATAAATTGTATTTGCACCATGCAATGCAGTAGATAACTGCAAGGTAAACAACTCAATGATTGCTGACGGATTTATAGATTGTAAATTACTAAATACTGCTGAATTTACTGACATTATGATGCAGGTTCAAATACTTGTCTAAAAGTGGCTGAAATTGTAGCTCTATTGTTATATGGTATTGATTTACTCCAACCTTCACAAACAAATTCAGAAGATGAACTTTCTCCTGGAGGAGTAAAAGTAAAGCTATCACTATCATTTGCTCTAGCATCTAAAAATGTTTCTATAGTATCTGCATCTGTTTCTGAAACATTAAAAGTAAAATTAAAAACTTTTGGATTTTGATGCTGTGCAAGGCCAAATAATATACGATGCTCATAGCCATCAGCAAAACGAACAGTACGGGTTAATGGTGCAGATCTTTTTTGTTGACCATAAGTAGGTTTAATTGAAGGAAAAGTAGCCATTATGCAAGTAATCCCCCTGGTCTTTGTTGCTGTATTATTTCAGATTGTACTGCAACTGAGATAAGACGACCAAGTTCTCTTCCTTGATCTTCATCACCTTCAACAGAAGAACCAGAAGCATCTACATTTACTACGACATTTACACCGCCCCCACCAATACCAGCCAAATCATGGTTAGGTATTATATTGCCTGACTGATTAGGAACAAATAATTCTGGCCCACGTTCTCCAACAAGATAAGGCTGTCTCATGCCAACAGGACCACCATTTGCAGCCTTAAATACTTGTCCACCAAACCCTTGCACATCATTTCCTAAAGGAATTGGATTAAATAAATTACTAAATAATCCAAGAAATCCTTTTGATATTTGTGCAGCCATCATCTGTGCAGCCATATCCAAGAAATGATCTGCTATACGCATAAACATATTTCTAAACGCATCTTGAACACTCATTGTTCCTTTAATTATTCCTTTAAATGATTCTGAGAATGAACTTTCTATAGTTTTACTAAGTTCTACTATTTGTTTTTGTGTATCCATCAGGGCTTCTAGTCTTTTATCAACATCAACTATTGCAGCAGCAACAGGACTAGCTAATATTTCTGCATTTCTTAGCCTTTGTTCTGCTAAGTCTTTTTCCGCTATTGCAAGATCTCTTACATGAGTAAGTTCTTCTAATTTTTTAGCACTTAAACCTTCTACAATATTTTCTTCTGCTTTTCTAAGTTTTTCTATTGCTTGACTTAAATTTAATTCTTCTTTTAAAACATTTAAATCTTCCGAACTCATTCGTAAAGATTTTTCTTCTAACATAGTTTTTTCTTTTATAGATTCTATTTCAAAATTTCTTATTTCTCTTATCTTTCTTTCGGCTTCTTTTAATGCTGCATCTTGATCTAATCTAAATTGTGCACCCTCTGGATCAACAACTTCATCTAAAATTTTTCTAATTGCTTCTTTAAATTCTGTTGAATTAAGAACATCCTCTGGTATATTATTTTCTATTAAATCTCTACCTATAAAACCAGTTGCTTCTTTAAAGGCTTCATCAAATTTTGCTCTTGTTCTTGGTTTACGAGATGCTGGTCCATCTGTTACAAACTGTCTTACCTGATCAAATTCAGCAACAGGAGTTACTCCTAATACTTTATTTATACCTTCAATAAATTTAGCTAATGGTCCAGCTACTAATATAGTTAATGCTGTTCCTAATGTATTAAGTTGATTTTGAAATTCAATAAACTCTTTTCCAACATCATCAATATTTGAAACACCTTTACCAAATCTTTGATTAAATGCATCTAAAGCTAAAGATGCTGCTGGCCCTTCTTGACCCAAATCTTTTAAAGTTTGTACAGTATCTGAAAAAGGTGTATTTGATCTTCCCAAAGATTGAACTAATAATTCAAGATTTTCTGTTGGTTTACGAAGAGCATCTCCTAAAGCTCTTGCCTTTTGTGCTAAAACATCAAATTGTTTACCTAATTGTGTACCAACAATAGAAAGACCAAAGCCTAATCCACCACCTAAAAATCCACCAGCGATACCACCAAGACCACCACCAACTGATGCACCTAAACCTTGACCAAATAACAGAGGAAAACCTCCACCAATCAAACCACTACTAAGAGCATTTCTTCTTCTACTAGCAAAACCACCAGGTTCATAAAACATTCCTCCTTGTTGAAATTGTCTATTTCTTCCTAGAGTTCTATTAAAGAAACCTTCTCCTGCTAACAAAGGTGGTGCAGGTGGTGCAGGTTGTGGACCTATTGGTGCACCATACATAGTACTAGGAACAACAGCCTGTTTTAGCTCTTTTTCCATCTCTCTTATTCTTAAAGTAACTTGTTTAAATCTGTCACTTGTTCTATCTAATCTTGCTTCAAGATCTCTTAAAAATCCTAGATATTCATTTATAGCTTTTCTGGTTTGTGTTGGCCTAAAGGACATTAAATCTTCAAAGCTAGTTCCTTGTGCCATTGGAATAGCTCCACCTAAATTACCTGCCGTAATAGCTGCTTTTCTACTAAATTCTTTTAATTCTTTAAATCTTGCAGTAAAATCTGCTTTCTGAATGCCTTGAGTTAAAACATTATATTCTCCACTAAATAACTTTACATTTGCTCTTGCATCTCGTAATGCACGAGAAAATGTTCTTATTTCACCAGCATTATTATTTATTTGTTTTGTATTATTTACAAACGCATTATTAGTTAGAATTACTTCATTTCTTAAAGCTGCTACTTTATCTTTGAACTTTCGCATAAGTTCAGCAGATCCACCTTTAATTCCAGGTATTATTTCTTGTGACTTAATAGATTTAGCTGTATTTTCTAATTCTTTTAATTGTGTTTGTAATCTTTTTAACTGTTGCGTCTGCGTTCTGACATTAATATTAATTCCGTATTCTGCTGCCATTTACTCGACCCAATAAATTACTTCTATATTACCGCCTTCTGGGTTTCATGGCTTGTTTTTTTTGCACTTGTTCTTTATATTTTTCTTCTTCTTCATTTTTTAACTCAAAAAATGCAACCCAAGATATTAATTCCTCTCTTGATAGATTTTCTGTAAGTTGTTTTAATGTCATTCCTAACTCTTTAGCTAAGAAAAACATTAAATACCATTCTCTATTAGCTTTTTAATGCTGCTTTCGCTTCCTCCACTTTTAATTCATCACCAGATGTCATCATTGCCATTTGTATCTCTTGCAAAATAGTTGCATTTACTTCTCTTCTTAATGATGCCTTATGACCATCTTGAAATAATCTTTTGCCATCTTCATCTAATGCCTTTTCAATCATAAGATTTAAAGCAAACTCATTACCATCATCTCCTTTTGATTTTGCAACTATTGATTCTCTTTCAGCAATAGTTAAAGGATGCCAATAAATTTCTAAAATTGTTTTATCTCCATCTTTTAATTCATACTTATATTTTTGGCTAACACCAAACTTGTTTCTGAGGAGTTCAATCGCTTCCATAGTATTTTAATATAATATTTATATTATACTTATATTAGGCATTTGCTGTAAATTGACAAGAAATAATTCCTATAAAATGACTTCTATCTTCTATTTGTAACATATTTGGACCAATGATATTACGAACTTTTGGAGTGCAACTAAAAGTATCTGTATAGTCAGAAGCGTTAACAGAAGTCAAACCATCTATAACGTGTTCACAAATAGCAGAAACAACTGATGTTCCTTTATTTTTTGGTACATAAATATTACATTGAATGACACCAGCATAATAATCTGAAGCAGCACCTTGATTTTGAAGAGTTGATTGACCAAAGTTCATGGTCATTACTATATATTTAGTAGTTTTTCCAGGTTCTTTAAATGGCACATTGTCATAAACTATTTTCACAGTTGGATCATTATCAGTTACTTGATCAGTAACTGCTTTTTCAAAAGCTGCTCTTACATTTACTAAAGTCATAATTAACCTTCGATGTAACGTAAACTAGATCCAGGTTTTACTGAACCAAAACCAGAGCCAGGTTTAACTCCTAAGAATATTTTACCTTTATCTCTCATATTATCTTTAATAATTTCACCTGCTTTGTCTAATATAAAATTAGATAATTTTTGATCTTCTGCACTATAACCAGCATATTCAGCAGCATTACCAATATATATATCTGCATCTATAAATTTATAAGCAGTATTAACAGGAAATCGAGGATCAACAACAGCTATTTGATTTGATAATTCTCTACGTTTTCTTTTTCTTTCTTCTTTGTCACTTGCCCATACAGCATCTAATTGCCTTCTTATACCAGCCCACGGTGCATAATTATATACTGATTGTCTATCTTTTATTGGCTCTCTTCTTACTTTCCAACTAGATGCTAAAAAACCAGTATAAACAGGACTACCCTGTTCTGAAGACAATTCAGCGTGTAAATCTCTTATTGTTTGTGCAAAATCAGCATCTAATTGTGCCATTTGATTGTTCATAACATTTTCAGCACTGAACTCTTGTTCTTTTGCCATTAAAACCTCACAAGCAATATAAAGAGATAAGTCTGTCCACCTCTTTTAGTATCAATATTTGTAATCACTCCTGTAACTGTTTCACCAGCATAACTAAAAGAAATTTCATCTTCTAAAGTTGGTTGATTATCTCCAATTAAATCAGGTGTAATATAAAGTTTTGCTTGTCTTGTTTCAACACTACCATCTTCTATTGAATTTATGAATTCAATCGGAACTTTTAAATCTGAATAAGTTGTATCTACACTAACCTGCTCTCCAGTTTCTACGTTATAACTAGAAAATCCTTTCTTTACATATGTAATAGTCGAATCAAAAGAAGTTCCTAAATCAGAAACAACCTGTTTAGCAACACTTTTAAATAATGAATCAAGTTGACCTGCCATTATCCTCTAACTACCCTCATCTGAAAAGCACCTGCTCCACCTAGCATATACGCACCAAGATAACTTTGTAACCAAGGATATACATCCATAATGTTATTTATAGCTCCAGTTCCCTGACTATCAGTATTATATTTAACTTGTAAATCTCCTAACTTGACTTCAGAAAAATTACCATCTTTACCAGTAGTACCCGTAATAGCACTAGTATCATTTGCCAAAGCTCTAGCTAATTCATATTGTGCATATTTAATATTTAACGGAATAGTAGAACAAGCCAACTCAACACCATCAACTTGATAATTATTTCTAGGAAACTTTAATGCCTGACCATCATCACATCTATCTCCATAAAATACAAAACTATCAATCCATCTTGTTGCCGATATCAATGCTCTATTTTTTTGATCGTCTGTTTTATTAGTCCAAGTACTCGAATCTGGTACTGTTTCGAAATAAGTATTAGCTTCTGTCAATGTGACATAGCTATTAGCGTTAGCATCTTTAATAGTTGCATTTATAGTGGCTGCCACGATGAGAAAGTAATTTTAGTTTTATTGTAGCGTAAAGAAAAAACCCCACCAATAATTGATGAGGTTTTTAATGACCACTTTCTAATACTATTAAGAAATATTAGATGTATCAAGTGGTGAGTTAACAATGATTTCAACCATAGGAATTAGGTCTGCATCATATGTAATACCCCAGTTATTAGAGTTACCTAACTGAGCATTTGTTGGGTTATCTGTAGCAGATGTCCACTTAGTTCCCATAACGTGATAAGCACTATGGTAGTCAACAGACATAACATCTTGCTTAGATAAGATGTTTCTATCTGATTCAATACTTAGAGGAGATTGCTCACCTTCAAGAATTGTTCCTGACTTAATTAGGAAACAACGGAATTCAGTCTGATGACCAGAAGAACCAGGAGCAACTGTATTAACTTGAGAGTCAATGACAACATTCATACCAGCAAACTGACCGATACTTCTTTCGTTGACACCAACACCGCCACCACCCCAAGTTACTGCACCACCAGTTGATAGAGCAGATGTTGAGAATGTAAGCATACCAACCTGATATAGGTAGTAAGCAACAGATGGATGAATTACTAGAGTATCTAGTTCTTCTCCTCTCTCTCCAAGAAGTGATCTTCCTCTTGCAACTGTAGAAGCTGTTAAGAAGTTTGCTTCAACAGCACTTGTACCAGCTTTAGCTACGTCAAGTGAGTTTGCACCTAAAGGACCAGTACCAGAAGCAAATAAACCATCTAATAAACTAAATAGTCTTGCAGAATTTAGCTTGTTAATAGCATCTGCAATTTGGTTTCTGATATGACCCATTGGATCTTCACCAGCAGCCAATACAGCTACGTCATCAACAGCATACGCAAAACCTCTATGACAGATAGTTGCGATCTGTGTTCCTGTACCAATCTTCTGTGGTGTCAAATAACCAGAATTACTTGTACCCCATGTTGCTGTACCATCTAAAATCTCTTCAGTTGGTGCGATTGGGTTAAATTCTGGAACTTGTATTCTTGTTCCACCTTCTGATGCGTCAAGAAGTGCATTACGCACAACAGCACCAGATTTTATAAATGCACTACGTTCCTTGATAGCTTCGGAAACATATGTGCTGAGATTATTTCTCTTAACGATATCCGCTAATAGGACACCGCCAGAGTAATTCTGAAACGGAGCAGCCATTCAGATTACCTTTTTAACTTTTGCGATACCCTAATCACAGAAAAGGGGATTAGTTTCACAGAAACTAACTATTTTTGAGCCTCTTGTTTCAGCACAGCTGCCATCTGAGGATCTTGTTCTGATATTAGCATTTGTTGAGTTATATTGCCCGTTTTCCATGGATTTGGTTGCCCACTTCCTGCATTTGATGTTGGACTTGGTTTTGCACCCATTCCAGCAGCACTACTAGGTTTGAAATGATGCTCCCAACCACTTCCAGGGTTTTTAAGACTGGACAAATAAGTATTTAAATCTTGTTCGACTCCACCATTAAGAACTACAACTTTACCCTCTGTATTTTTTTGTAATTTACTTTGTAATAATGACAAAGTTTGTTCAGCATTTATAGCACCTAAATTACTAATAGCTGCAAGTGCTGTAGTCTTTGTAGAAGCCATCTCATTAGAAGTTTTTAAATCATCTAACTGTTGAGATAAATTCATTATTTGTTGCTCTCTTTCTTGAGCAGTTTTATTAGCTTCCTCCCAAAGAGTTTTCCATTGACCTTGATCTTCTAACTCTTGTTTACGTTGCTCGTCTTTTTGTTTATAAACATCATCTAATTTACCTTTGATGCCTTTAAATTTTTCTTCCGCTTCAGCAGCTTCTTTACGAGCAGTAGCTAATTTTGCTTCGTATTCTGCTTTTACAGAATCAAGATTTGGTGCTTGTGGTTCTGAAGTAGTTTCAGCCACGGGCTGTTCAGCGTTGGTCACAGACTCAGGCTGAATTACTTTTTCTTCGATTGCCATTAATTATTCAGAAATAGGACTATCAGTTTTTTTCTTTGAAACTTTCTTTTTAGTTTCTTTTGGGGCAGGAGCAGGACACGCTTCAGCAGTTTTTTGTGCTTCAGTCTTAGGTTCTACCACTTCCCATTTGTAAGTTCCGTCAGGTTGCAGAACATGGTCTATAGATCCAGCCATAAAAATGTATGTACTTATATATCATCTTACCAAACTATTCAGTTTTAGCTTCATTTCCTGATGGTAAAACTTCACCTTGTACTAAAATATCTCTAAATTCCTCTCTATCAATGACTTGTTGATCAAATAATGATGTTAAGGCTGTAATATCTTGTCCAATCAATCTTTCAATATCAAAGTCTCTACTAATCTTTACTTCTGGTGGTTCAATACCTACATATTCAGCAGATAAATTAAATGCTTTTTGTAACTTCTGCTCAAGTTCCATAGAAACCATGGCAAGCATAGAATTAGTATCAACTCTATCTAATCTTCTAGCATCAGCAGATTCAGCTACAAACTTTTGTTGTGATAGCGTACTGATACCCAAAGTAGCCATTTGCATTTGTAATTCTTTAATCTCAGCAGATTGAGCATCAAAAGCACTAGAAGCTGGTTCTACATAGTAAATTTTATTACCTGGTTGTGTAGCCATTGCATAATTTACAGATATAGCTAAATCCTTAGTCTGATCATCATAGCCTTCCATTACTAACATTGGCTGAGATGCAACGTGCAAACTATGTATTAAATCAGCCTGTCTTTGAAAATGTGCAAGATTTAAATATGCAATATCAAGTAAAGGTGGTTTACTAACTAAATTATCAACTTTCCCAGAATAAATTGTTACTAAAGGTATTTCACCAAGAGAAAAACTGCCAGATTCAACTTGTTGATAATCTTTATCTGCTGAACCCATTTCAAAATTTCCTGTCACACTGTTATCAGAGACATCATACATTTCTTCGATTTGCTCTTTTTTACGAAAAACTCTGTATCTGCCAGGTTCTATAACTCTTATCTGATCAAAAACTTTTTCACCAAACTGACCATCAGGTAATACAGCCTTCTCTGCAATTCGGGCTTGTATAAGATTTCCATAGTTAGATTCTCTGTCTAATCTCCAGCCATAAAGATTTGTAGGATCTACTTCAATCCAATAAGGTCTACGATTTTGCTGTCTTTCTTCCGCAAGACTTAATGCACCAGATGGTGCAGGATAATCAACAAGAATATGACTTTGACCATAAGTAAGAGAACACATTAATACTCTTCTTGCATATTCATCTAAATCTGATTTGCAACCGTCAACATCCATTTTGAACATTTCTGTCCAATAAGGATCTCCTATAAGTGTTATTGGTTTCCTTAATACAAGACCTGTAGCTGCTCTTATTAATCTCTGTGTAAAAGGACTAAATACTGATCTGTTTACCCTAGCAAGGTAAGCGTCAAAATCTTCTCTTGGCTCTAATGGTAAAAACGCTTCACTATTTTCTCTAAGATATTCAGTACCCTCAGTTACAGCTTTCATTATTTCCCAACCCTTCATCATGTCTAAAACTGCTCTAGTTCTAGTAAAAGGACTATCTATTCCACCTACAGAAGTAGATGAAACAATATTGGTTCTAATAGGACCAGGAACAGCATAAGTCATGTCAACACCTCCATCGTTTTAAAGCTAACGCTTTTCTTGTAGGTCTGCCCTTTTTATCTTTTAATGGCCCAGGCATACCTTTCATACGGGCACAAAAACTTTTTCTTCTTGCTGCTCTTTTACCTGTTGGATTCTTTTCAGTAACAGGTGCTTGTAAATTACTACCAGTAGCACGATTATATTTAGCTCTACCTTTAGCAGTCAGCCCTCCCTTCTTAGACTTTTCGCCTCTACCAACGGATAAACTGACTCCTCTACGTTTAGACATTATTTTCCTTTTTTCCTCATTGCTATTTTATGTGCTTCCATAAATGTCTTACCTTTTAACATTTCTTCTTTCATTATTGTCATGTGTTTTGCAGTATGAGTCCCCTTCTTCTTATGATTTGCCAAAGCAGTCTTTTGCCTAGCTGTAAGTTCTTTCTTGACTTTCATTTCTTTTTCCTCTTTTTCTTAGAACGTAGCTTTTTAAGATCAGCAGCAGTGATCTTATCCCGTGGTGGGGCAACAGCAGCAAGTTTACGTTGTTTACCCGAATAAGATCCTTTAGGCATTAGAGATCAAAAGCAGTAGGAGCACCACTCATCTGAAAACTAATCGAAACTGTAGAAATATCACCAACAGTAGAACTTAAGGATGCACCTGTAACAATTCCATTAAATTCAAGCTTTTTGTTACCGCTTGTGTCTACAAATAACTGAAACTTTGCATCTGCTGGATCTTCAGTAGTAATAATGTCAGAAAGAATTCCTGCTGTATCATCTCCTGATGCTGCTGTATACAAGAGATCGGCTGTGCCAGTACCAGAAATCATACTTCCAACATACTTTCTAGCAGTATCGCCATGAGCAGTACACTCTAATGTATCTTTTGTAAGATCAAAACTCCATGCAGTTGTTGAAGTTATAGTTCCAGGACTAACTCCATCTGCTGCAAAAGCAACAGAGCCTTCTTCGCCACGAAAAAATGCCATGATTCTAAGAAAAATTTACTTATAACAATATATTACCTTGAAACTGCAACTTTCACAGTTATTTTTTCTTCTTTTTACGTCTATGTTGATAAGTTATTTTTTTACTACCTGTTTTTTCACGCTTAAACCTTGCTTTTTCGGCTGCTGACATCTCTCCGACAGTCTTAGGTGTCTTACTTGA